AATGGTGCCAGCCGAGGCTAATATCTCTTCAGCTTGATCCATTGGTATTTGGAAAGCCGCCACTAATACATTCAATCCGGCATCTCTAGGAATAGTTCCTGAGGCTACGTTTTGAACGATCTCTAACATAGAGGTTACCTGAGCTCCGTTAAGAGCGGTCTTTTGTACATCTCCCGTTGCCATAACTCCTCCCATATTAACGTCTGTAGACATGGGAAGAACTTCTCCGTCTACTTCCTTCTTACCTTCCACTAACTCACTAACAGTATCTTCTGAATAATCGGGGTGAAGAATCTTGATTGCCATTTCTTTGGTCAATATTCCCATATCCATTTCAGCTTTTACGTTGGCTAGTTCTTCAGTGCGACTAATGAATGGTTGAGGTTGTTCGAATTCTACTTCGATATCCATTTCACCAACTACTAATGAAGGCGCTTCTGAATCAACTAACATGCCAGACTTGATCCAAAAGTTGTGAATCGCAGGCAGTTTATCATTCCAAAGTTCCTCTTCGTCTAACTGGAACCATTGCATAGACTTCTTTTTAACTTCGTAAGCGTCCATCTCATCAATTATCTTAGATATCCCACTAGCAGTAGATGTTCCTTGAGTGTTGCCCATTGAGCCGACTCTAATTCCTTTAGTCTCTAACCATAATACGAAGATATTGGTTACAAACTCCATGACCTTTTGAGTATCAGCCTCGGGCTTGATTGAGCCTACGCTTGGCTCTTTCTCATCATCAGACTTGAAAGACCAAAAGGCGTTGGGGTTCATGCTTAGGTTTTCTACGTTTACGTCAATCCCATAAAGGATGCTGAAGCACTGGAACATTTGAGCACCAGCGGCATCCGATAACATGACTGATATTGCTTTAGAGATAGAGAGCATATCACTGTCTAGTGTAGGAATTAACTTATGCTTTTGTCTCTTTCCATAAATGAAGGGGATAACACCGTAAAGATTTACACCGCCATTTTCTAGTAAGTACTCAGGAGCATCAGCTCCATTCATGTAGAAAGCATCGAATTCATCTTTAGTGTAAACATGTAGGAGAGTCTCATCTATTTTGTCTGACTTGCATCCCATAATCTTAATGAAGATTGTCTCTTCCTCTGGATTGCTTTTAGAGTCTGACATGACTAAGAACTTATCAAATGAAAGTATTCTCAGCTCAGGCTTCCCTTTATGATTGATAAATGGTTCAAGAGCGAATCCTTTGAAGAGATTCGAATAGGAATCAGCCACCATCATTGAGTTGTTAATATCAAATGCTTCTTCATAGTATTCGAGAAAAGGCTTATTCACTTCAGACTCACATTCTCTTTGAGGAGACTTAGAGTAAGTAGTGGATACCTTATTAACGAATCTTTGAAGGATGTTGATTGGAAGAATTCTATCTCTAATGGCATTGTAATAGTTATCACTTAAGGATCTCTTAAGAATGTCATCGATATATGGGCGTAAATTGCCATCATATATGTCTAGGGCTTGCTCATTCTGCTTAAGAAATGGAAGATGTTGCTTAACGTAATCGATAATCTCTTGTCTTTTCTCATATAACATAAATGAACCTCTCTTATTTATTATAAGTATAAATGCATTAAAGCTGAATGGTCGAGGACTTTAGTGGAGGCGTCTTGATCGGATCAAGTGCCCAACATAAATATCCAAGCGCATCCGTAATGTGCGTAAGCATCTTATCGGTCTTTTGATCTAGTTCATCATTCTTCCAGGTGACTTTCTCCAAGTCATTGATGAGCTTTTTACATCGTGGATGAATGATTATTTTACCGTCTCTGAGTAGACGATTGATGTTGTTTACGCGGTCGGTAACGAAAGGATTCCTGGTGGATTGAATAATGAAGCCGGCTTCTTTTAAGATAACATGATCCGACTTGCCCGATGTCTTACGATTGGCACCCGTTGAATCGGGATAAACCGTGCCGACATACTTCTTAGCCTTTAATTGATCACACATCTTAAAGGTATCACTATTCTCTAAGAACATTTCATCCCAAATGTAGAACTTGTCATTCACACGATAACCAATAACGGCTGTCATAGGCATAACGTTAAAGTCCATGCCAATTCTTATTTGTCCTGATTGGTAAGAGCTATCAAAGTCAGTAACATTAACATCGCGATTAAAAGCATAGTAAGCAGATCCATCGCTATCATCGTTGAACTCTCCTAATAGAAATCGCTTACGTTGTTTCTCATCTAATGAATTGAGCAATGAGATGTATTCTTCATCAATGTTCTCAAGGTTGTCTTGAGGGTTCATTAGCATTGATGCGTATTGTCCCTCTTCAAGCGGTTGACCATTCTCGGGATGTATGCCTTTGATGAAGAACCAATACGTCCAATGGCGCTTAGTAGGTGGATTGGCATCGTAATAAACTTTCTTTCTAAGATCTGATTTCTCCGCTAGACGAGTGAGAGCTATTTGGACGGAGTTGTATCCAAGTTGTGAACACTCATTAAAATAAATGGTTGAGAACTCTTTACCTAGAATCTTTTCTATATGTTTTTCATCGTCCAATCCGGCTACGAATATGGTCGACCCATTGGGGAGCTCAATAAAATAGTCTGTCTTATTCCACTTCACCGTTAGATGTGGGAAGCAAGTAGCCAATACTTTAGGTAAAGTCTCTAACCAAACAGAGGTCTTAATATGATTGAAGTGCTGTCTTAAAATGATGTGACGAGATTTAGTTTTACACGCTCTAATTATGATAGAACGTACTAGTAAAAAGGTCTTACCACTTCTAGAACCACCAAAGAGAAGGCAATGTTTAGCTTCAGAGACGAGAATTGAAATGGCTAATTCTTGCCTATTAGTAAGTCTAAAGCTCAATTTCTTTTTCGCTTATAACTATTTTTAAGTCTGAAGTTGTGACATTAGTCTCTGTCTTATCAGCCCATCCACAAAGATTCTTCAAACAGAAAATCATCAATGCAGGATTGCCTTTCTCTGCCATTGCTAGTGCATTACGAATTAACTTTAAGCGAGTGTGCACCATGTTTTGTTGTTTACAATCCGCAAAATCTCTGTAACCGAATTGCTTACTTCTGCGCTCTATAGTGTCTTCAGAACATTTAAAGAATGCTGCAGAATCTTTTAAAGTTGGATTCATTCTACATAAAGCTTCTAATTGTTCTTGATCTATTGTTAGTTTAGGTCTAGCCATTTAATTTATTCCTCTAACCTTGTGGCTTTCTTTCCAGTGTAATTTTCCCACCTTTTAATTATAACATCACAATATTTTTCAGATAATTCCATAGAGAAACATCTTCTTTTATTTTTCTCACTCGCTATAATAGTTGTACCTGCTCCACCAAAAGGCTCTAGAACAATGTCCCCTTCTTTAGAGGCTAACAATATTCCTTTTTCTGGTAGTTCTACGGGAAAGCAAGCCATGTGCACCCCTTTATTTTGAGAATTAGAATTGCTTATTTCCCAGAAATTGGATTCTGTAACGAAAGGTTCCCCAAGATTTTTTTTATCCCCATTCTTGAAACAAAATATAAACTCAAAATTTCTAGTAAGACCTGCAGATAGGGGCATCCCTCTTTTTTTCCAAACAATAGTCTCATGTAAATTTTCTATTCGGGGTAGTATGGTTTGAATATATTCGTATCTGGATTGAGCATTATACATAATATTCCAGAAAATAAACCCTTCAGTATTCATAAATAATATTTCTAGGATATCAGAACAAAAAGTTACATATTCCTCGCTGTCCCTATTATCTTCAAACTCTGCATATAATCTTTTATCTTTGCAATTATATGGGGGACTAGTAAAAACCATATTAGCTTTTTCACCCTTCATTAATTTATCAAAATCATCGATAATAGTAGAATCTCCACACATCAAACGATGATTTCCTAATAACCAAATGTCGCCACGTTTTACTATTGATTCTTTAACCTCTGGAATTTCATCTTCATCTGTCAAGGAGGGAATAACTTCTGCTTCTACTAATTTAAAATCTTCTAGACCTAGAAGCTCAATATCCTCTAAGTCGATTTCTAATAAATCTTTAGTTAGCATTTCTCTATCAAGTGAAGCCCATCGAGCAATCTCATTGTCAGCTATGATGTCTGCGTACTCTTGAGCTTCCGATAAATAGTCTTGATAGTCTACTGCGGCATCCGTCCATCCTAGAAGTTTTATTGCTTCTAGTCGACCGTGACCTTTTGTGATGAATCCACTACGTTTTGAAACTACGATGGGAGATCTTTGACCTTGAAAATCGATGATTTTAGCCAATCGTTCAATTTGTTTTGGTGGATGTTTGTTAGCATTTTTGGGATTTGGAATCAATTTAGAAATGTTTACGAGTTCAGTATAAGAACAATTGAATTGCATGAATGTCTCCGATCACTGATCTTTTAAGTTACTAACTTAAATCAATGATCGGAGATAATCAGTAACTTGGCAAGTTATTCGTCGATGACTTTGCCCATGAGACCGATGATGTGTTTCAACATGAAGTTTTGAGATTTACAATCACACAATTGTTCTTCTAAACATTCGATTTCTTCTTTTAAGAAATCAATTTCAGATTTTTCTTCTTCTATTTCTTTTTTCTTTGATTCTGATTTTTTACTCATACTATTTGCCCCACGCTCTAAGAGATTCTATTAATTCTAGAATCATTTGTTCTTCATCTTTAGTCTTGGCTTTCAAAAACAAACCGTTGAGATACTCTAAAGTTTCAATGTATCCCATGTCTTCAGTTGCTTTAAATATTTGATCTTTAGTCATTATACACCTCTTTTATGACATTATACATCAATTATAGATATAACGCAATATGTAATAATTACACGTATTTAAAGATCTATTTCTTCGAAGTCTTCCATTTCTTTTACGACAATATGAATCTTTTGTTTTAAATATTTTAAGTGCAAATTAAGACATTTCTTGTCGTAGTCCGATCCCTCAAAGGTGTCCTGAATTTCATTTATTATAAAAAGAGATCCTTTTGTGTATAGCTCTGTAAACATTTCTTTTTGCTTTTTAGTTAAAGTTTTTTGATTCACTGTCTTTTCTCCATTTTAAATATGTTTCTACCACGGCTATAGAGGAACTAAGTATCTCTTCAGCCTTCTCTTTATCAATTCTCTTTCTTCCGATGGCTATTCTCTTCATTACTTCTAGAACCATTTCAGGAGTATCTAATTCGTCTTTAAAGAGCACCTCTCCAAATCTCTTCATATGTTCTTGAGAGAGGTACAAAGAACCCTCTAGAATGTCTCTAGCGTCTTCCTCGGTGATGTTTTGCTTATATGTTATTGCCCTTTTCTTCATAAACTCGAAGACGAGTCTTTCTATATTATTCATAGATCAATAATCTCCTCTACTGCTTTAGGGTGTTTTTCTGCTATTAAGTCAAACATTCCTGGGTTTATTTCTAAATAGAACTCTTCGTCTCTCTTAACAACATTCCCTATTGTCTCTCTCTCATAGTACTTAAACGAAGTAACAAACTTCTTTAGATTGGCTATTCCTATGAAGGGTATTTTATCTAAATCTCTAATTCTCTTCCCATCTTTACCTATGCTAACCGCATAGAGAGATTTTAAATCTTTATATTGAATGGAAGGGGTTAAGTACCCCGGGGTACTTATCAAAGTGTTTATAATAAATCTCTCACTAGGGTCTAAATTCTCAATAACAAGTTTATAGAAATAATCCCCTTTATAGACGGAAGAAGGACTGTGTTTTGGCTCTCTATTGTCCATCCAATGAAAGAAATCCACCATTTCTTGGGGACATTTTTCATTAGAGGTTGTCTTCAATTGATCCGCTATCTCTTTAAGAACGGTCTTAGGAAGAACATTATTGATGTTATTTTCTCTAGGTTCTAGAAAAGAAAATCTTCTATCGTCGTGTACCGGCTTAGTCCCTCTAGGGTCGTTATGGGCAGCCATTAAAGAGATGTGGTTCCTCTCCATACTAACCTTTTCGTTCTTCCCATCTTTACTAAACTCAGGGTTCATATAATTCTTGAAATAGTCCAACTCTTTTGAGGTAGATAGAGACAATTCATCTCCAAACCCGAATTGCTTCTCAAACAATTGCTCATTGAATTTCTCATTGAAAAGAGAGTTATTTATTCTGGTGTAATTTTTTCTTCCCACATAGTGTGAAACGGTTTGACCAATTAAAGACTTACCCGACCCCTTAGTCCCTACTAAAAAGACAGCGGTCTCACACTTTGAATGTCTACAATTATGAATCCAATCTAAGAGATACTCGGTGGATTCTTTATCCTTTAACGCGTTAGTTAAAAGTCTATAATAGATATTGTCTTCAATCGCGAAATCGGAAGGCGATTGTTCTACCCATACAGGTGATTGATAGGTGTTATACTCGACATATCTTCGACCTAGAGAATCTTTCTTAAGATTTATAGCGTCTTTATTTAAGGGGTCATATCTAACTAAGCCTAAATCAAGTTCTTTCTCAAACTCTTCTTTGGAAAGAGCTTTAGAGACTCTGTAAGCCATCTGGCTAATCTTCTCTATTTTTCTATGAAGTTTATGATAGAAAATTATTCTATCGTCTTCTAGATTGACTATAGGGACGACATGTTTAGCTATGTCTAGACCAATATCCTCTTCCCCAAAAGAGTCTAGTCTATCTTTTCTTTTATTTTCTCTTTGTTTTGCCTTGGTTTCTTCTCTTTGAGACTCCTTCTTCTCTTGAGAGTAGATCTTGGCGCTCTCCACTAACTCAGTCTCATCTTCAGAAGATATTCTTATGTCTAAGAACGCCTCTGCCTTTCTAACTACATCCGAAATAGTCCACTTATCCCCTAACAAAGAGATGAAACGAATACCGTGCTGTGAGTTTATAGATTGTAATCTAATGGAATCGAAGAAAGATTTGTACTTCATTTTATATTGCCCTTTGTTTTGTGAGGTCAAAATAAAAACATGAAGACATAGATATTGTCAATATGATCAATAGCCAATATACTCTACAGACACTAAGCTGCTTTTGAATCATCGGCTCACGCCTTTGTTTTGTGAAAATCAAGAGCAGCACTTAGTAACTTCGTATAGCCTTCAGGTTTTAGGCAAAATTCAAAAAAACAGCGAGAAAAAAAGCTCTCATGAGAGATATATTCTAGAGAGAATGTATTCTATTCGATTTATAGTGTTCTCCGAAATTACTTTTATAACTTTATAATATCATTTAAAAAACAAACAATAATTATTGATTTAGCTATTTTCTTGACGTTTTATTTCGTTCAATGCAAAGTGAATTACGCGCATCATTCAGTTTGTAATCGTCTTATTTCGTTTTTATACAAAGTGAATTACGCGCATCATTCAGTTTGTAACTAGGAGTGTCTATGGAAAAGTTCTCAGTCTATATTATTCAATGTGTGGATAAAAAGGGTGTTTTTCTATACTACACCGGAGTAACAAGCGATTGGGAAAGACGTTGGAAGGAACATAAAAACAGGCGTGGGGCTCTGATGACCAAACAATATGAACCTGTTTTTGGAGTTCCTGTTTATGTAGAAATGGATAAAGACATGGCGTTCAAAATGGAAATACTTGTTAAGAAACTAAGAAAAAATAAGAAACTAGAGCTTATAAATAAAAACTCATTTAGAGCTGTTTAGGTAACTTCTTTAATCGTAGATTCTTTTGAACTCAATTTCTCAGTGATATACGCATCAGTAAAACTTCCAAAAATTCTGTGAATTACACAATTTGATCTTTGTCCTATGCGTAATATGCGTCCAATTGATTGTTCAATTACGCCCGGAACCCAGTTCATGTCGTTCAAAATCATGTTCGAACATGCGGTTAAAGTTATGCCAGTTGAGAAAGAACCGTACGTGGCAACTAGAATTTTATCAGATCCATTTTGAAATGCGTTAGCAATACGTTGTCTTTCAGGCATTGGAGTGGCACCTGTTATAGCTTTAACACGTAAGGCGCGTCCTAGAGCTAATGCCGCCTCTACGTGATCAGTATAGATGATTATCTTGTCTACGCTCTCTAATAACTCCTTAACGTATTCTACCGTGAAAGGAACCTTAGAGAGCGCGGAGGTGGCTTTGATCGTGGGCTGGATTCTATCCATGCCATCTTGAGATTGAACTAATTCAAAGGCAGCTAAAAGATCTTTATCTACTGCGTTACTTATTAAGACATCTTTAAACACCTTTTCGGGTAAATCTTTAAGCACATCTTTAGCTTTGAACTTAATGTAAATTCCTCTTAAGATTGTCTTAAGTTCATCTACATTCTTGAATCCGTCCCAATTGACGACTTTGATTCTTCGGTTCTTCACCATCATTTGAAACTCACGTCTATGGGAGAAATGATCCGCAAAGACCACGTAACTCTTAAATCGTTTAAGAAATGTGGAGTCCTTAATTTCTGGATTGTAATTACATAACGCAATGAGTGAATAGAATTCATAGACTCTATTAAGGATTGGGGTACCGGTTAAAAGTAAAAGGCGCTTTATATTGTTCTCATAAATCAATCGATGAAAGGCTTCAGTTCTTTTAGCTTGCATGGATTTTAAGTTATGAGCTTCATCAGCAATCACTAGATCAGCCCACTCAAAGAGACACTCACAATGTTCTAGAATGCCATAGGACACAATTACGACATTACTGTCCGTTGGCTTTTTAATGTGCTTTTTAGTTGAATGGATTTCAGCTTTTAGATGTGGAAACCATTTATCAATTTCGTTCTTCCACGTGAAACGAAGGTAAGCCGGACAAATTATGAGCATCTTCGACTCGGTTTGCACCCCGATCGTTAATGCGCAAATTGTTTTGCCCAGCCCAACTTCTAAAGCGAGGATGCAATATTTACTCTTTATCCCAAATTCAACTGTAGCTTTTTGATATGGGTAAAGAGTAATCATATACTTAGACCGACATAACTTTTAATAACGCGTCTTTAAATGAGTCTAGAACTATTCCATCTTCATTTAAGAAGTCTGATTTCTCTAAGAACATTGATGCGGTCTTAGCTTTAATGGCGTCTTTCTTCCAATCAGGTAACAACACGTCAAGCGTTGAGCTAAAAAGCTTCTTATGAAGTTCACTTGAGCGGTCATACGCGGTGTATTTAACTTTAACTTTTCTAGGCGCTTTAGTTTTCTTGACGGGAGTTTCTTCTACCATCGCCTCTAATTCCGTCGCACCAACCAATGGATCGACATATAGGCTAGCTTTTGTTTGAGCGTCTAGCGCCTCTTCATAGGCTTCGATTGGAGTCTTAACAACTTCCATTTCTTGACCATAACAAAGCTTAATCAAGTTCTCTCTAGCAGCCAATAGATCTTCCATCGGATCTAGGGAAGCAATCATCGTAATCTTTTTATTCCCATATTGCTCAGTAGGAATAGTAACTTCAACTTTAATTTCACAAACTCTCATCTAGTAACTCCTTTAAGTCTAATAAACATTCATCGCATACATTGTCTTGCCCTTCATAGTTTTCACCGCATGAAGGACATTGTTTCTCACTCACAGTTCCACCGATTCTTTTATTGACAACCACTCGTTCTCAAAGAATTGAGGTTCTAATACGCCTAAGCTTTCTTCCATTACCCAATTTTTAGTAATGTTGTCCGCTAACAGTAATAAAGCTTTCTTATATTTAGCTCTACCAATCTTCACATTATTTGGTGAAGCAACGTAGGTCTTAGAGTTACCATAGTCTTTAGAC